ATACTTGAGAAATTTATAGCCTCTTGTTTATCTGATTGAAAATGAATTGATTTAAATAAAGGTTTTTTCTTAAGCCATGATATAAAACCCGTTTGTGATGAGTTCATAACCATTCTAAATGGATCTTCTATAGGTGTTGGATAACCTCCTGTTTCTGTTTCCCTGACTTTTCTAACATGTAACTCACTGAGCTTCCTTATGTTATGGTCTGGTGATTGAACCTTTCGATGAATAGTCAGGAAGCAATCAGCTCTGTTTACGAACTTTCCGCCACCCTCTGTGTCTTCAGCGTATGGAGCAACAGGTAATCCGTCTGGTCCTTTTCTTCTTTGCGCTTCTGTAAAGGCATGAGTGTTTAACCATACAGCAATGTTGTTTGCTTTAGAGAATGTAAGAAAAGAACTAGCTGACTCATAATGATAATCGTGTACACCGATGTTACTTCCTTTCATGTCTAATTTAAGGCTATTGTATGGATCTATAAACACACCATCTACTGGCTGTTGTAATAAAATCTTTTCCATAAATAAGATTATATCTGAATAGCTGTAAACTTGATTGTTATTGATGATAGTGAAGTGCTCGTTTACCCATTCATAAGCAGCTTTTCTTTCATAGAAGCTCATATCAGAAACTTTTCTGTCTGATGCGAACTGCATTAATTGCATTTTAATAGACGCTGTTCTGTTCTCTGATGAATAAAGTATCCACTTCCATTTGTGTTGAATAACAGAGTTTACAATTAAATATAGTGCTGATGTAGTTTTACCTACGTTACTATGACCATTTATAATAACAAATTCTTTTTTATATCTAAAGTGTTCGTCAAGATCCTGATCTCCAGTGTTTAATCCAATTTCAATTTTACCCTGAGAGAAGTCATCTATCCATCTAAAGTCTTCATCATCAGAAGATATGAAAGACATATCCCCATCATTTATAAGTAGATTCCTTTCAGCTGACTGTTCGTTATCTATTAAGGCTTTGATAGGCATCTGCTTGCCTTTTTCAATACCATCAATAACAGTAATTTTTGCATGCTCTAAAGAATCAACATCTCTCTTCTCTATCTCCCTCATAATGACCCTTATAACCTCGTCTTGTTCCATACGTCCAGCAGAGATATATCCACCACAAAGTATAGCAGCCTTGTTTAAGTTCACCCACTTCTCACCATCTGGAGCATTACGTATCATACGTGCAGCTAAGTTTAGCTTCATGTAATCCGTATAAGAATATGCTTCGTTATCAGGTGTTTGTTTTTCTGCAAACTCAGATGTAAAAGCCCCAAACTTTTTTGAATTATCCTTGATGATAATATCAGGATCAAAAGATTCAAAGCAAGCCCTTGATTCATTAATGCCCGACTCATCAACTTCTAAACAATACTGTTTGTTAAAGTATGTACATAAAGCTCTAAAGTGATCACGATGTCTTTCTGGATTTGTTATCTTAACTAAGGCTTTAATACCATCCCCACTAGGTGATACCCAGCATGAATGGATGTACTCATCAGTTGCTAATGCTTTTTTAACCTCAGCAACTTTAACGTGGTCAAAGTCTAATATAATAAATCCTGAGTGCTCGAACAAAGCATCATCAGCCCTAGACGAAAACTCCCCACTGAAACAAACAATGGGGAGCTCTTTCTTTTTAGGTTTTTCTCCAGACCTAATCTTCTCTATAAGAGACTCCGACTTCCCCTGTTGTATGCGTCGAAGCGCTGTTGGTATCGTTATGTGATGTGGACTCTTCGTATCCTTTATACTCTGGAATATTGTTACCTTCATTGTCTAATGCAATCATTAAAAGTATAAGATATCCAGCCAGATCCATAACGGTATCTTCTGTTTCTCCATGTACTCCTACGTTTTTTATTCTATTTAATTTATCGTCTATCCTAGCCTTAAGAGCTTCTATTCTGTCTAGATGAGAGAATATACCTCCAGGTTGTAATGCGCTATTACCGTAAGCAGAATTCTTTTTTAAAAGCAACTCTTTAATCTCGTCACTCTTTTCTATTATACTGGCTCTTATGTTCATCTAATGTTAAATTTGAGTGTGATAACTCCACACTATCTAATATCTCACGTATGATAATCTCTTTGTTTTTAGACTTAGCGGTGTAGTAAGTGTTACGTAGTCGTGACATTACTTTTTCATCATAACGCATGATATCAGATGGCGTGTCGTATATAGTGACAATCCACTCACAGCGCTCATGTATTTCCTTCCGTTTCTTGAAGGCTACACGAACCTGTGAGTGTTTTATCATTGGCCTTTTAGAAAGGCATTTCATCTGTAGCCATCTGAGCTGCTTCTTTTTTAGCTGCTTTTGCTGCTCGATCTTCCTTAGCCTTCTCGCTATTGTAATCATACACCGTAGTGTATGGCTTACCATTTTTCGATATGCCAGTTTTACAAAAAACATTTCCGCCATCACCATTCGCTTGAACAGGTGTTGCGTATTTGTCTATCATCTCCTGCAGTTCAGTGACTTTATATTTCACTGTTACACCTGCAAACTTACCATCGTAATAACGTGGCTCTTCTGTGTACCCTACGAGTACGGAATCATACTTAGTATCACTCATAATTAAAATAATTTATAAATTATATTGAAAGCAAACTATTTGCTTTTACAATCTTATACATCGAAAACTGCGTAATGCGTTTCCGTTTTGTGTCCATTAGCTAGCCATTCTTTAATATTGACTAGTGCTTCATTAAACTTCATCTCACCCCTGAGCATTGTTTCGTCAGTGCATTTAACTAATGCAGGGTAGTAGGGGTATGCCTTCTCTTGCACAACCCAATAGTAATTATCTATACCAAACACAGTTGAATATATGTATGCTTGAATATCATAAGACCAGCTGTTAACGTCATACTTAAATTTGTTTACACTTCTAGCGCTTTTGCTGTCTGTAATAAACCCATCACCCAGACAGTCAAGGAATCCTTTAAGTGGAACACCATCAATATCTTCATTGAACTCTACTTGGTATCGCCCTTTAAGATATGTATCTAACAATCCACAAGCATCTAATCTTTCAATCATTTCGTTAGCTTGTTTCCAATCTTCTTCAGAACATAACTCTTTACCTAAAGCTTCAGCTTCTTCTTGCATGTCAGACTTTATACTCTTGTACTCTGCAGTCATAGCAGGTCTTTTAGAATCTTGTGTTTTCTGAGAGCATGACGCTAGGATCTGATCTGAATCAATAACCTTATATGTCTCAATAGCTTTATCTTTTTCGAAAAGAAGCATGTCGTATAGTGTACCAAAAGTTAAAGCTTCAGATTGCTTCTTGAGTTGCCCCCTCATATACATCTCCCAGAGACGCATGTCTCCAAGAGCGTATTTAATAGAGGAATAGGATAAGTGTTCCTTACCTACTGCTTCTTTAAGTTGTTGTCTTAGTGTCATTGTTTAATTGTATTGTAACCTAAAGCATGAATTATCATATCTGTTTTATTCATTTCAGTTTGGGTTGTATTAATTTCAGGCTTTTGCCTGTCTATAATTTTTAAGCTCTCCTTCCAATCTTCACTCATAGGTGTAATATTTTTCCAATCTATAGAAGGAATCATTTCTAGAGCACCTAAAAAATCACCGTTCTTTAATTTTTTTTCATACTCTTCTCTCATTACACGAACTTTTTTAATCCTTCTTTTTGTCTGTCTGTAAGTTCTTCACCATACTTAGATAACACATTGTCATATGCTTTCTTCTTGTCAGTTGAAGATTTAATGTAACCTACAGCGCTGTCCATGATGTTAGCTTTAGTTTTTCTCTTCGGAGTTGATGCTGTTTCTTGCTGATGTATAGCATCTGCAACTTCTCCAGCCGAAGCCATAGAGTCATCTACTCCAATACCCATAACCGCTAATGCTCTACCAATAGCTGATGTCTCACAGTTTTCAATGTAAGATGTTTTGTTAATGTTACCATTAGCTTGAATCTCATGAGCATGACCAGTAGATATAACTCTTTGCGCTGTGTCTGCAACCGTTGCTTTACATACACAATGCTCTGAATCTAGCACCGTGAACTCTGTTGCAATGGTCCAATTTTCGTACTTCTTTTCTTGACGGAAGTACTTAACTCTTTCTTTTACCTCGACATATTGTTTGCCTCGGATGTTTACTGTTTTGAACTTGTATGTTCCCATAATGTATTTAAATTAATTGTGTGTAAAATTACGAATAATATTTTAATATTCAACTGTTTTCTCTATAGTTTTTTTTCTTTCTCTTAATATATTTATCTGTCTATCAATAAATTGTACTTGCATGTCTTTAGACTTAATCCAACGTTCAGTGACCATTTTAATCCCTACGTTTTCAGTTAGTTCGTACAAAGACTTAAAGGTTTTGTTTACCTTTATTTCCCTTTCTACACCCTTATGCATGTCTCTAATTTGAAGTAAGGTATAGTCGTTAAAGTATTCTGATATAGCTCTATTTGTTTTACTTCCATATCTAAACATATTCTCATTACAAAACTGTATGAATAACATAAAGGATGTTTTTTTGTATTTAGAGTATAAACTTTCTTCTCTCATTTCAAATGGTCGCTTTAAGAATATAGTCATAAGCGCATTTATTTCTTTTTCTAAATCTTTAAAATCTTTTATAGATCTATTAGTAAGTATTGTCTTGTTCATCTATTTGGGCTTTAATAAATTCATGTATTGAATGGTATTTTGTTAGTACGTTCATCATTTTTGTAGAGGCTAATGCTATTTTTTTAGACTCGTATAAGGTGTCTATTCGTTCTTGTTCCGATCCTAGAAGCTCATCTATAAGGACTTCACCTGCTTGTTGAGAATCAATTTCATCTATCAAATCTTTAACAGAATCGTTTAATATCTCAGAGAATATTTTTGATATGTCAATCGAGTCCCATAATATCCAGTCTTCCAGACCGTAAGCCTCTATATCGTGAACACATAAATCTGCAGCGCAATTTGTGGAATCGTTATTGTCTAGTCTCATGGCGTTAACCCATGATAAAGCTTCTTTATCTGTCATTAGAACCCATAGTTTTTACACTCTTTGCGGAATACATCCATAGAGTTTACAAAATTGAAATTCTTTATAGTGTTTGTCTTGTCGTACCTGTGCTTATCGTAAGCTTCGACAAATAAATTAAGCAAGTGTAAAGCATCAAGATGTTCTGGTGTTAGTTGTCTAGATGGATATGTTATATGTTCTTTACTCATTATTTATTATTTTGATAAGTTAGATAAATAGCTGTTATTACATAGAACAGCATTATAGGTATTATTATATTCATGTTAATTAAATTAGTGTGAGTGAGGGGAATCGAACCCCTCTACTAAACCAAATAAAAGCAGTCGGTCATATGATAATAAATCATGCAAAGGACACAACCCCTTTACAGGAAGACCGAATCCAGACACTCACTATGTTTTAATGCATAACCAATCCTACTTTATTAGAACGGTTAAACCATTTAGTAGCCATGACGTCTGACTCCATAGCTGAGGTATACCCTGCGCTAACTAAGGACTCCATGTCATCAAAAATTTTACAATGCCTATGATTGTTATAATCAATAAGGTCATCACGAGTACCACCTTCACTGTATATAATATCAAAGTTTTCAGGCATGTTTGTTTTTAAAAATAAAGGAATAGATTTCGTGTAAGAATAAAACTTTATGTAAGGTAAAGCCTTAGCTATAGCCACCCATTTATCTATGTATTTTTTAGAGTAGTAATCTCCTGAGTCATGAACTCTTAGCATGTCTACATTTTTTTTCTTAAGCTCGGCTATCATTTTATCTACAAATGAATCGCATTTAGTAGCTAAATATCTATGTTGAAATGCAGGTGATACGTTACTCCAAACATACGCACCTTTTTGAGCATAACAAAATTTAGCACAAGCCCCAGCAAAAGGACAGGTTCGTTTCCCTTCTGAATCTTGGAATGCAGGTATACCAAAGTTAAAGACTCGCTGTCCAATAACATTGCTTGTTTTTTTTAGTTTAGTGTTTTGTGTTATTAAATGTGGCATCGGTTTCTTATTTAAGAGGTAGTGTATTATATATATAATTCATACTGAATTATTATATATATAATACTACTACTCTCTAATGTTTCTTTATTCCATATCTCTCCAGTATCCACCAGCACAATCCTTAGAGCAAAACTGCCCTTCTTGTTCTACCTCATATGTGTCGCAGTAATTGCATAGGTGAACTTCTTCTTCATTCTCCATCTTTATTTTCTTTTAATTTATTAATTTCTATTTGTAAATTCTCAGCCATTATACGCCATTGCATAGCCGCTTTGAGTAAGCTAGTCTTGGTGTTGGCTTTGAGGGCTGACTTAACTTGATCTTTTGTCCACCCATCTAATGGGTTAAATTCTTTTTCTTTACTCATTTATTTTGTTTTGTATTTCTCTCCATACTTCAGGGTAATCGTCTATCAGTATGCGCTTGAGTTGCTGTAACTCACTCCACATATCCTTGATTACCTTAGCTTGGTTCTTAATTGTTTTAGCTCTGTCTATTCGTTCTCTGTTTTTAGCTCGTTCTTGCATTCCCATTTGGTTATACTATTAGGTGAGTTGATTCACTTATTACTCTTGTTGTGTATTTTTATTAAATGTACTGCTACGTTATATAAGTCCTCGATTGAACGCCATCTCTTCTGGTTGTTCTTCCTTAGGGAACCATCAATCAATTCATGCGGATCGAGTCCACCATTTTCTATCTTCTCTACTACAGGCATCAACCAATCCCATGAGGTGTGGAACATGAGTTCACCAACCTTATAATGACATCCGTTGTAATCATATAAGTTAAACCCCTCAGAGCCTTCTTGCATAAATTCTGCTATTAGTTTGTTATTTTTCATCGTTATGTATTTTAATAAATTCTACTACTGATTGGTGTACACCTTTAAGATTACATACCAATAGATGTCTCTTGATTTCATCTGCTGATGTATCTCTTGCATCTAATCTCTCAAAGCAAGACTCAACCACGGGCATCAACCAATCCCATGATGTATCGTAGAAGTACACATACTCTCCTGTACGAAAGAATGTCTTTTTATCGGGATCTGCACCCATAAATTCTGCAATCATCTCATTATCTGATATGCACTCATGATCCATCACATCACCCTCGTCATCGAGGATATCGTAGCAACAGTCGGGGCATGTTTTGTATTCGTTATCGTTCATTAGTTTACATATGTTACGTCTTAATCTACCTACTTTGAGCTCATACATATTTACTCTTGCTGAATAAGCAAGTATAGTTTCTTGTAGATGCTTGTTCTTTTCTGTTAGTTTTTCTATTTCAGTCATGTTTTCTTATATGGTTTTAATTTCGTTTGTTGTTTCAATCCAGACCTTAGCCCCACAACTAAGCGGTTTATCAGGTGAGTAGATGAGTCGTGCTGATTCCTTCCCATCCTGACCATAGATTACTACGTTGTGTGCATAGCTATTAGATTTGTATGTCTTACAGGTTAACACAGGGTTTCTCTCTGAGTTCTTAGCGTTGGCTTTTATTACGTGTTGGTTAACGTGGATTACTGTTTTCATTGATGCTTTTTTATTTGATTTAATTGTCTACCTATATCGAGTATGTTCTCACCCTCTGCCATAGATAGATTATAGTGACTTCGCCACGCATCGCATGAAAGAAAGTTGTTGAACCAATCAAGGTACATAGCTTCTATTTGTGTGTTAGTGTAGTTCATCTTATTTTTTCTCTTATTGTGTCAGCTATTTCTTCGTTAATGAAGTGCATTATAGCTTCGTTGTCTTCAAACGTAGCTATGAGTATGCTCTCGGCTTCCTCTTCGGTTAGCTTTACGTCTAGATGTTCAGCATTAAGCATTACATCGTCAGTACTCCATTTGAGTTCGTTTCCGTTGTAGTATTTCATATTCGTGGTAAAAAGTGTTCGTCTTTATTAAGCAGTCCCTTTATGTCGTGTACTATGTCATTAGTAAACAGCAGATTAGTACGCTCTACCTCTACCAATCGTTTACACCAATCCTCATGGTCTATGCATGTCTGTATAACATACCATAAGTTCTCTCTAAACCATTCGGGTAGGTTTTCTCTTACCACGCTTATGGCTTGTGTTGTTACGTCTGTGTTAGGTATTCCTTCTAATGTTTCTTGATTCATAATTAAAAATTTATTGTTGCGTTTACTGTTTCAGCACACTCCATAAGGAAGTCATCATCCCAGTTTATAATCCCCATCTTGTGTCGCTTTATTTCTTTCTTCGTTAAGTCGGGGTAGAAGAACTTCTCGATGAACTCAGTGCGTGTCATAGTCGGTGGCTTAGTGTACTCATCCACCATCTTGCATATGTCCTCGTATATCTTTTCCTTGTTACCTTTAAGTCCGAAGTACCGCTTGACATCAGTAACTTTCCAGTGTCTATGCGGTTTCATCCCTGCTTTCCATAGTCCTAAGTCACGCTTGGATACGATCAGGTTGTACATACCTTTGGATGATGCGGATCCGTTGATGCTCATGTCTTGCTTTAAGTCTTGTTCAAATTGTGTCATTGTTATACTCTTTTATAAATTCTACTACTGCTTTGTGTGTATCTCCTATATGTCTTGTAGATAGTGCATCTTCAATGCCTTTCACACGAGCATATTGTAAGTGGTCAATGTTCTCAATTACGGGCATCAACCAATCCCACGAGGTGTGGAACTTCATATCGTCAGGGTGGAAAACATTATCATCGTTTTCATTATGTGTATTATTTATATTCATGACACTTCCTCCAACATCATATGCTATTGTTCTGTCATCTACCGCATCTGTCATAGGAGGGTATCCCATAAATTCTGCTATTAGTTTGTTATCGTTCATGATGTTATTGGTTATTATCTACACCATACAACATATCACACGCTTCATCTTCGGTGTCGTGATTGTTGTGTTCTTTAATAAATTCTACTACTGCTTTGTATGTATCCTCTATAGATAGCTGAGATAACATCTCATCCTCTATGTGGTGGTACTTAAGTGCGTTATCATCACTGCAATAGTCCACTGATTCTTTGCATTTAAGTACTACGGGCATCAACCAATCCCATGAGGTGTGGTAGGGTAGGTTGTCGTTGCTACGAATCCCCATAGGAAATTCATTATTTTCATCGGTGTAGTAACACACACCTGCTTTGATTGATAACCCCATAAATTCTGCTATTAGTTTATTGTCTTTCATGGTGTGTATGAGTTATAGGTTAATACTTCTTCGTACTTCTCTTGCATAGCTTCGATTAACTCCCTACCATTCCTAGTATGGAAGCCGTAGCTATGTGTGTATAGAGAGGGTATCGGTGTGTTGCATAATAGCAACTCCATTAGAGCATAGCTATCGTGCCCAACCTCTTCTGCTACCTCGTTGATAGCTGATGCGAGTGCCGCACAGTTGTGTCGTGGTGTACTATCTAGGTCTGTCCTGATGTACATTTCTACTTGGTTTTTAGTCATGTTGTTATTGGTTTTGGTGTTGATGTTGGTTATCCTCAGTCATAGCATCGTATTCATTTGCGTAATACTCGACTTCTTGTTGTGATATAAGGAAATCATATACCTCTTCAAGGTATATATCCCATACGTTAAGAACGATTGCCTCGCCCATTATGTCATGCCCTATGTTACGTGCATCTAGTCTATCTGATGCTTTCTCTACTTGTGTCATTGTATTTCAATTAGCTTTCCGTTTATCTCTTCGTATTGGAAGTCCTCTTCACACTCCCATTCCGTATAGTATAGGTAGTCTTGCTGATATGCTATAAGCAGTAAATCTTCATCCGTTTCCTTACTCTCTTCTGCTCTACCTATTGCATCCTCTAACTCATTCCACCTTTCTATGTCTTGTACGTTATAAGGTATCAGCAAAGTCGGTATAAGTTCATCTATCTCAGATAAAATAGCTTCTCTATCCCTCCTACATTCAGCTAGGGTGTCCTTCTCATGCTTAGTGTAGAAGATACCATCTCCCCACACCCAACCTTCGTTCATTCCTTCGCCCGTTATCGAGCATTTTCTAGCGTATTTCATGCTCCCATTTTTAATTCAGATGCGTTCTCTTCATCTATTTCACCTTGCTCAAGCCTAGCTTGTGCAGCATCGCTTCTATCGTAGAAGCATTGCTCTCGGTGTGTAACTCCTGCAATCCATAGTGATGTTTCGTAGTCGAGTTCGTCTTGCTCGTCCCAATGGTTATCTTCTTCCATAATTAATGTATTTTATTGGTTTTTAATTTCGTCTTGTTATCCTTTTTCTGATGTAAACCCTAAATCTTTAAACACTTGCTCGCCACTACGCTTTGGTTTACCTAGTGGTATGCGGTAGTCATAAGGGAAGGCTTCTTCTAACCTACGCTTGTTTTCGTTATCGGCTCTACGCCATGCTTCTACGAGGTAGTGTTGAAATCCTCCACCGTATTTCTGATTCTCTAGCACCCAGTCGATATGCTCTATCTCGGTGCAGTCGTGTGTTAATGTATTCATTTTAATTCGTCTTGTACGTTTTCTAGTGCTATTTTGTATCCGTATTGCACAGCCATTTGCATTAGCAATAAGTCCATAGAACCATTATTTGCAGTTGCAAACGATTCTAAATACTCTCTGTCCTGAGGTGTAGCTACGATGCCTTTATCTAGCTTACGCATCTCCTCCTTAATGTAGTCTTGTATATTCATGCTTATTTAATAATGGTTTTTAAATTTTTGATTACGTTCATGATGTGGTCGCTTACATCTATATCACTAGCTACACACTCTTCGTAGTGTTCTTCTTCGTGAGGTTCGATGTATTCTACTAATCTCTCTGAAAGCACCTTGAACTCATCAAACTGCATACGTATTTTCTCGTTTTCTTCACGCAAGTCCACAACTATGTTTCCTGCTTTCCACTTAAGTTGCTCGTTTTTATCACGCAGTTCTGTTATCAGTCTGCCTTGCGTTTCGATAGTTTTGAATAATTCGTTGTTTGACATTTCGATTTGGTTTTAATTAAGAGGTAGTGTATTATATATATAATTCATACTGAATTATTATATATATAATACTACTACTCTCTAAGGGTTTGACGTTTTTTAGAGTTCGGCGTGTATGCTACAGCCAAAATCAGGATTTTCTTCTAAGTATTCGAGTATCTGCCTACCTAATCGTAGGTCTGCATACTCGGATAAACCTTCTTTAGTAACCCCGTACTTCTTCTTAGTTTCATCATTATAGCCATCGTTTTCATCGCACATCTTATCTATGCGCTTGATTTGGTCAGCGTGTTCGGTTTCAATTTGCTTGACTTCCTCACGCACCTCATCAATTTGGCTAGAGTCTATGTAGTAATCTATATAGTTTTGATTTTCTATTGCACCAAATCTTTCAGGTGCGTTACTGCCTTGTACTGCGAACATGAACTTACCTTCGATGTCGCCTGAATAATATCTACCCATGTTTTCTATTTATTTATTTTGTTTCGTTGTGGTATAATTCTAATTCCTCCTCAATTTCACTGCTATCCATATACTCTCGTAAGTATGGGTGTATCAGCCAATCATCTTCGGTTTTGAATAGCTTCGCATCGGTGTAGCCACCTCTAGCATCACAACCTCCGTGTATCTGTAAGAGCAGGTATGTATCCCCGTCAGCATCTTCCAGCCATGCACCTTGTAAGATTTGGGATAGGTCGCTATCTCCGTTGTATGTATTAAATTCGTATTTCAATTTCATACCTATCAACTCAAGGAAGTCAGCACCCTCTTGTGATACTCCCCAAGCTAAATCTCCGTCCCAATTATTACAGTCAGTATTCCGTACGTTAAAATTAACGCACAGGTGATCGAGTTCGAGTTCGCTTAGGTAGTGAAAGATTGACACCGTACGTTCGTACTCGGTGTGAGTTTCTCCGTATCTATCAGTCCATTCAGACTTTTCGATGGCTTGTGGTTGCTCGTTATTAAAATCCTCGATAGTCTTGGCTTGGTTTCTTGACCAATTCCTACCATAAGCACCGCCTGAATCACATATGTGGCTACCTGTGTTTTCCGTAAGCATAGCATACACTAGCTTCTGTGTGTCTGTAAATTGTTTCATTTGATTTGGATTTTTTCGATTGCTACATCATCGTATCCACGCTCAGTGAAATGACTTGCTAATTTCTCAGCATTTTCAAGGGTTTGGTATTCGTCATTGACTTCCACACCACCTACCCATACGCTATATATTCTATTCATTTTGATTTGATTTCTAAGGTTTCTAACTGAAGTTCTAACCTATCTAAACGCCCTTCGGCATTACGTATGATGGCTTGTTGCTTCTTGATTTCTTCTTTTGTTCGCATAACTACTGTCGATTGAAATGTTTTCCAATCACGAAAGTCTGCTTCCGCTTGGGTTAATACTGTGTTTTCCATGTGAATTGGGTTTTGGTTTGCGCTAATGTATAAACTATTATTTCTATATCCTAATTTGGTTCCGACTTTCTCGGTATTAAGTAGTATATGTATTATATATCTCTCAATTACATTGAGATATATAATACTATACTTCTAAAGGTTCAGCCCTCAACCTCTCCTCCTTACTACGTAGGTACGCCATCTCTGCCGTTTCCCCATCTCTAATTTCTAAAGAAATCGCACACCTCCGCGCTTTGTAGCTCGGTTCGACTTCACTCTTCAGATACGTAGTACATATGTTGGTACGTGCTTGTCTATGTTCCATTCTTTGGTTGCTATTCAACCCTAGCCTAACCTTACGTGCAAGGTTCCTACCGCTGAAATCTTCTACCTCCTCTAAAGAGGAGATGTGAGCAGTCATCTCTTTGATTAAGCGCATAGCTATACGCTTGTTTTTTGTAGTCGGTTGCTGTTTAGCTAGTCGTACAGCTGAACGTATGTCTGTGAATTTCATCTGTTTGGGTATGAGTGTGCTGTGAATAGAATAGAGACTAAGATGATGACAATAAAGCACCAAGCTATGTATGTAGCCATATGAATTGAATTGATTTGTTACTGACTACCCCTAAGGGGGTAGTTTCGTCCATTCAGGACTCATCAGAGTAACTTACTTACTTAGCGTGGCTAAGTGTTCAAGCAGTTGTGCTTTGGTCATCTTCGACAACCCCTTAACAGGGATAGCTTTCGACTTGGCTTTGGAAGTCTTCGACTTCTTCTCTTTAGGCACAACCACCTTCAAGGCTTCCACTTCAGCAGTCAGTTCCTTTAGGAACTTCAAGGCAGTGGCCTTCTTCGCTTTTGTGCAGTTATACATAGCTTTGTTTACTGCAGACTTTGTCTCTGCAAGGACGGATTTTGATGTAGATTTTGACATCTGAAAAATGGTTTTGATGAGAGGGGGTTTGCATATTTAAGTTGTTGTATGTTTTAAATATATCTCTCAGTAAGAACTGAGATATATTTAAAACTACAACTACTAAGGGTTCGGAATGAGGTCAGTTTGTGGTCAGGGCAGAGTAGTAGTAACTACTCTATATAGTAGGGTGGAGGTTGTCCCCCAAGCCTATTAGACTAGGTCAGGAAACCGCGAAGTAAACGCCTATACACACAGGTAAAGTCGTACGTGAAGTGGGTGCAGCTAAATGACTGTCTGACAATGCTGTAACAAAAGCTGAAAAGTATGCAGAAAACCGCAGGCGTAGTAGAAATACGTGAAGCAAGGTGCGTTTCGGTAGGCGTGTGCTGGCGTGCGCATGTATATATAATCCCCCAGGCCTATATTTCTCAGAAAAAATTTGCGCTATTTTTTTCTTCAGACCCAATTTTAGCCGATTTGTGAATTATTATGCGGTTGCGAAATTCTTTACGATCACATTTTATTTTTATAACCCTTGTATTTTCAATACTTTACAAATCATCACTTAAAGTAATTATTTACGGTTGATTTTAAGTTTTTTATGGGTTAACTTTGCTCAAGTCTACTAAACGAATAGCTTTTGTAACTGTTTATGATGGTTTTAGTGTATTAGTTATTTTGTTTCTGTATGGGTTGATCAAGCCTTAGCTATGTTTGCGTCTATTATGACTTTCCCCCTAATATATGGGGGTTTTTTATTTATTATATTTGCTTTATGGCTAGAGTAAAAAAATATCAGAACGGCGGTATAGGAGATCCTAAAAAGCCAGTTACAAGACAAGATAGCTTAGATGTAATAAACAGTAGCCAGCAGATGGTTGACGCATTATTGGCCTCAGGATATGTACCTGATGGTGATTTGCAGCGAGGCGGTGGGTTCTCATCAAAAACAGACGAAGAAAACCTTGAATTTACCAAAAGGTCATTAGAAGAAACAGAAAAATGGTTTGAGGAGAATAAAGAGAGGATACCTGAAGATAAACAAGAGGCAGTATTAAAGAAGATAGAGGATTATAAGAAAGAATTAGGAAAAAAACAATCAGAAGCCTTAGACCGTAACGCTAAGATGGATCGTGAATATAATGATGACGGCACTTTTTTAAGTCGTGAAAGTGATACTTCTATAATAAATGAAGACCTCCCTAAGGTTTTATATAATACAAGAGTAAATCCTACTGGTACACAAAGTTATTATAACAAACAATCAGGGGATGTAGTTAGTGTTCCTGTTTATGATAAAGTTAACTGGGTGAGTGGAGATGTAACCCCCCCTACAAGCGAAAAAGAAGCAATTAGTAATCTTAATAAGCCTGTAGATATGAAACCTCTTGAATTTTTACTTAAAGAAATAAAGAGGGGCTCAGTTAATAAAGAACTTCAAACTAGCACTAGCTCTATACCTACATCTAGACGCAATACAGAACTTATGTACAAGCTTAACGCTAATATGCGTACTGGGCAAGAACCTGACAAGTATAAAGTTTGGGATGAGAAAAGTAAAAGTTGGAAGATGAGGGATGTAGAGCCTGAGGAGTTAGAGCGTTACAAAAAAGAAAACCAGATTAAAAATAGGGAGATAATAAAAGCTTCTTTTGGTAGTGGGGGGATGACTACTGACCCTACCGATCCAAAGAAATCGGCAACCGCATCAGATAGTTTAAACGTAGCAGCTCTTAAGTCGGGTATTTCTCAGGTAGAAAGTAGTGGTGGTCAGGAGATTTTTATGATAAATCCTGATCCTAACAGTACAGCTACTGGATTATACGGTCAAAGGTTTAGTGAGATACAAGATGAGTATGATGGTAGTAGGACAGAGTTCTCTACAGACCTAGAAGCTCAAGAGGAATATATGAATAAAAGGATAGAGCAGGGTATTAACGCCCCTTCTTTAAAAAGGAATGCAATAGACCTTACGGCAGAGTATAAAGATCAGTTAGGTGATAATTGGGACTTCACTTTAAATGAGGTTGCTGCGTTGAGCCATTTCTTGGGGAGGGGAGGAGCGAGAAAGTATTTTGCATCTATCCGTGATGGGGAAGATTATGTTGTTTCTGGCACTAATAAGACTCCAGAAGAGTATCTAGAGATATTTAATGAAGGGGAATCAAAAGTTAAAAACTATGGTGGCTATGTAAGGCCTATTAAAAGAGGTGACAACGGTGTTACTGTTGATTACGAAACAGAAGATGAGGAGAAAAATCGTAAAGAAGAAAAAGATTTCTCATCAAAAGTAAGAGATACAAGCGATTATAAAGACGTATTAGACACGTTAGGTGGATTATTAAAAGAGTATATGTCTGGAGAGGGAGTTACTTACAGCAATCGTAACAACCCACAATCTGATCGTCAGATAATGGAACCTGGCAACCCTATTTTAAATATTGCAAAGCACGCAAAAGGAATTCTTTCTCAGGGATTAAATAAATATATACAGGAAAATATAAGGCCAGCTGATTATCCTGACACGAAAAAATTATTAACTGAGATTTTATTTGCAAATCCTGACGGTACCTTAACTGTTGCTGGTAAAAATTCGGAGAGCAGGGATATTAAATTGGCAGGGCTTATGAGTGATGACCCTATGTGGACTGATACTGAAGGGGATTTAAATGTAGATGAGGAAGCATACGCTATGGCTCTCGGTAGACCAGTTAAAAACAAACATTTTCAGATATCAGAACATACTCCTTCGAAAGGTCATAAAGAGGGAGATGTATATTATAAAAGCCCAGATTTTGTATGGGATGCCTTGTTATCTGAAATGAACACTGACCACGGCGGAGGATATCGTGAGACTTTTACTGGAGCTGTTAACAAAATTAATGGGGCTTATTGGGATACCGAAGCTTTAGGGCTTGATGGGGCAGATCCTTATCAAAATTTTACCGCTTATGTTGGGGAAGATGAAGGAGGTACGTTTATATCATATTATGATAAATTTGATTTTGCTAGCCCTGCTATAAACAATGTAATAAAAATGGGTGGTGGTAAACCAGTACAATTTTATGATAAGAAATATGTAAATAGAGACTCAAGCGGTAAGTTGAGTTTTGTAGATTCTCCAGAAGAAGACCCCACTTTAAGGAGTAGGAAGTTCCGAAAAGATGGTGGCATTGTAAAACCTATTAAAAGGGGTGATAATGGTGTGACTACAAAGGAAGGGGCTTTATCTAGCTTAATAGATCGGATGAGAGACAATAGGGCTAAAAGAAGGGTAGCTAGAACAAATGTTAAACAGTCTGAAATGACTGATGAAGAATTAGAGCAGATGATGGATATGATTTCATCTACAACAGGTGGAGATCGCGTTCCTTCTGCTGGTTATTTTAATCCTGCTACTAGAACTGCAGAAGTAGACTTTGATGAAAGATTTAAACCAGACGACTTAAATAAACCTACAGATCCTAATGAGATATTAGGACATGAATTAATACATAGCACTCAGTTTGGGCCTTTAAGACAATTAGCAGAAAAGCTTGGGTTTAATACAGCTCCTAGAGTTCAAGACCCAGATATAAGAAAGTCTTTTAGAAAAGTAAAAAGAAGTATTAACCAGCGCGATATGGGTGATGGTTTAAGTGATTACGGTAACTATATGGCTGGCAGTAGAAATCAAAGGGGTGAATATGAAGCTATTATGAAAACAGGTATTACTTCTGCTCTTTCACAAGGTGTAGACCTTTCTGGTGACTTTGATTCTATAGCGAGAAATCTTTCACAAAATGCTGGTTCAACCAATATCAGACAGCTTTCTGATTTTATGAATAATAATAATTGGGATAGTAATCAAAAAGACATTATCATGCAAGCGATTAGAGCTAGTAAAGAGTTTACTCCTTATAATATAGAGCAAACTCTATAACAAATAATATCTTATATTTGTAAAAATATCACATGGCAACACTTACAGTAAGCATACAAGAAGAATTAATCCTAAACGGAAAGGATAGGGGTAGTAGTTATGTAACTACATTTAACGCTACTGAAGTAGATAGCAGAATAGTTACAATTACTAATACTGAAAAATCAATACTATTGTTTGGAAGTGCTATTGAAGCAGGAACTATTAAAGATGCGACCCTAACTTACCTAAGGATTACAAACTTAGACACATCTACAACAGTAGATTTACGCATAAGAGATGCAGCGCAAGAGTTTATTGTGAGGTTGAATGCTGGAGGCTCTTTTATTTTAACAGAAGATAAGTTAGATGCAGATGCTACTGGTAGTGCTGAAACAATTGCTCTGTCTCAGATAGATAGTATTAGCGCTGTATCAGGAACATCTACATCTTCTTTAGAGATATTCGCAACGGCATAATGAAAGTTATAAGAGCAAATAAATATCAGGGTCTTTTAAAAAGAATGGATGAGGGTGGAATATCAAACCCTGTACTAAAAGGTAATAGGAGTGTAAGTAGGTCAAAGTTGAAAAAAATTAAAGACAGACAAATAGCACCTATTGAATCCTTATTAAGGAAGATCGTTATGAAACAGGAATTAAAAAAAGGTGAGAGTGAGGGCGATTCAATAAGTTCTGAAGGTGTAGACTTTAATAGTGGATCAGAGGGAGACTCTTGTAGAGAAGTAGATGGAGAGATAGTTTGTGGGGCTTATGATTCTGACCAAGGAGACGCAGCAGATTCAGGTTCTGAAGAAGATCGTGAGAGAAAATCTATGGCTCTTATATTAGCAGACTTAATATCGGGAGGAAGAGACGCAAGGCAATCAAGTCTTAAGAATAGAATGAAAAATGTTGGTGGAAGAAGAGAGCTTTATTCTAAAGACAAACAAGTTGGTATGAAGAATCCAATTGCTAGAGCTAGATATAGATCTTTACAGAGGAGGTTAGCTAGGTCTGAGGGTAGAGAAGATGCAGCAGAAAATCCTGGATTTCAGACAATAAAGGCTTCTTTTTAATTGAATAAGTTTTACTTTAATCCAATAAAGAAAAGAAAAGATCACGCTAAAGAAGCAGAAAAGATTAGACTTAATAAATTAAAAAATGAAATTAGAAGTAATAAGGTTCAACAAAGGAAAGGACTCGACTAATGGATTGCTATTTGATGTAACAAATGAAAGAAAATTTTTATGCTATACTCTCGAAGATGAGAGCCGCACCGAAAAAGTGCGTGGAGAAACTTGTATACCTGAAGGAGAGTATTGTCTCGGTTTTAGAACTGAAGGCGGCTTCGACGCCAAATACGCTCATAGGTTTGCTGACATACATATGGGGATGCTTGAAGTGTGTGATGTCCCAAATTTTAAATATATTCTTATTCATTGTGGTAATACTGATGAGGACACTTCGGGATGTTTACTGCTGGGTGATTCGCAAGAAAACAACAACATCAAAGAAAACGGATTCATTGGGAGAAGTACCCATGCGTACTACAGGGTCTACCAAGAAATCGCGGAAGCCGTCGAAAAAGAAGAAGAAGTGACTATAGTGTATAGAGACTTCTCTACAGCGTTAGTCGTAGATCCATTATCTTTGTAATATGTTAGGATTAGTAAACACAGTATCATCAGGTTCAACACTAGAGGCTTTATATAGTATAATTCTTAATGGCAGCGATGATTATGTAGATTTAGGCGAGACTTTTAATAGTGTCTTCCAAGGCCACTTTAGTATTTCAATATGGGTAAACTTTGCTGATAAAGATCCTTCTGGAAACGAATACGTTTTTGGATCAGAGATAGGAACTGAAGATGCTATCTGGTTTAGCCAAACCTCCTCTCAAACTTATGTTTTTCACTTCAAATCTAATAATGATGAAGCAGATTCTAATGCTTGGTCTACTGGATATAACGACGGAGATGATGGTGAGACGGGGTGGCAACATTTTGTTTTTGTTGTAAAAAACAGAGGAAGTAGCAACGCTTCTCAAATCCTTTGCTACCAAAACGCAGTATTGAAAACTGCCGTTACAGGTGGCCTTACAGGAACCAACCATGCTGCTTTTACCTCTACTAATCTTTTTTTAGGGGCAAAAAATAATGACGGAACAGCCGAGCTTTTTTCAGATTCTAAAATAAGTGATTTTGCCATATGGAACGCTTTATTAGATGGAGCCGCTGTAACAGCTATATACAACAGCGGTAGACCGACTAACTTAACTTTTGACGATGGAGGTAGTTACGATAACTCTTCTGCGTTACAAGCATATTATAAGATGGGGAATGGAAGATTTGATGATAAACCAAACGGAGTTATTCACGATCAACATGCACCTGGGTTTGAGGCTGATTTAATAGCTGCAAATGGTGGTCTAGTTGACAGTTTCTCAGGAAACTTTACTCATTCTGGTGGGTTAATGACTGTAACTGCGGATGGAAATCAAAATTGGAACGGGGGTAATGTAGAGGCTTTGACAGTATATAAAGCTACTGTTGATATAGTATCTGGCGTAACAGGTAAAATTTTTATAGGAGGTACAAACTCAGCGGTTTTTTCTGGGAATGGTGTTAATGTTAGATATGTAACCACTGCTGCTTCTAACCTTAATTTTGTTTCATTTAATGACTGTGACGATATGGTCGTTAGAAGTTTGAAAGTAGAAAAACTAAAAGGTTTCCCAGGTTTAACTTCTGGTGGACCAACATTTAGCTCTGATACACCTTAATAAAACAATTATGGATACTACATACGTAATACTAAATACAACAGAGATCACGGATAAAGATTCTGTGATAGATTTTTCTCAGCTAGATAATCGCAATGCTAATATGTTACGCTACAGCAAGGACGGAAGTAAAGCCTTAGTTAAGTATAGAGGAGATCAACCATCGTTTTTAGATGGGAAGACAACGTACACACATGCAGAGATAATGGTTGTGTTAAGAGATACTGACGGAGATTGGTATACTGAAGATGTGACATATCGGACCTTGCCTGCTTAACGATCTAGCTCTCGGTATATTCTTTGTACGAGTAACCTAGCTTTCTGCGTTAAAGCATATCTTACTCTATAGTTATATTTAGTTTCATCTCTAAATAAATGGTCTTCATATGTGTCTGAAGGTGTTAGTTTATCAAAGTGTTTATATATGTATCCGTGTCTAACTAATGGATAAACATATCTTTTACCTATATTAGATCTGCTCGATTCAAAACTTTTGCTAGCATAATCTAAAGTAAAAAACTGTAAGTCATATGCCCATAACATAAACTCTATTTTAGAAAAATCCATTTCTAATTTTTCCGAGTATTTACTCTTTAAAACTTTTAAGTTTTTAAGATAGTTGTTGTTAATATATTTCTTATCTTGTTTAGCAAAGTCTCTAAATAAGATTTTTCTCGATATTTTACTTTTAGGCATTTGTATTAAATTTGTATTAAAGCAAAACTATGACAAAAGACTTTGAATTCTTACTTCATATGCAGAGACTTATGTTTGAAGCAGAGGCTTTAGCAAAGCAGTATGATGTAGAAGACAGGTTTATTTCCATTATGTTTGCAGGATTAGTTGATCCTTTAAATGGTAACATATCAAAGCTTAATGCAATGTATAGTTACAACATACAGGATATTGATGAATTATTAGAAATACAAGATTTTATATTTCAGACATATGACATTGATGATAAGGATGAATTAGATAATAGAGATCTAGGAAATTTGCTAGATGGAACTGGAATAGAATTAGAATAAAATGGAAGGAATTATTAGAAAAATTATTATTGGGAAAGACCCCAAAGATGCTATGGCCTATTATGTAGGTATGAGAGCAGGTAAAGGAGAGGTTAGCGCAATAGTTCGTGATGAAAAACATCTTCACAGGTACGGTAAAAACAGATATTTAGTATATTTACAAGATGAAAAGGATAGCTCTCAGGCTTTATGGAAAAGTGTAGACGATATGCCTTGTATGTTAGAATTTGATTGTAATTTTTAAATGGTAAGAACTGAACTATATACTGCTGGAGGTGAATTTAAATTGCCAGATGGATCCGAATATATTGGTGCGTATCACGTTCACATTAATCGAGGAGCTATGGTTGGTGGGTTCCATAAAACAGAATATCACGAGAGACTGACTCCTTTAAATAGAACGGCAGAACTTTTAGTTCAAAAAATTATGCGAAAACTTTCTGACGATAGAACTCAACAAACAGCTATTAAATCTATATACAGCGGAACATCTACACGATCTAGTTCTGGAGGTTCTAGCGGATCTGGAGGATATTAATGAAAACAATTAAAAGTAAAGGATTTGGAGACACAGTAGCTAAATTTACAAAAACTACTGGTTTAAATAAGTTAGCGCCAGAAGATTGTGGGTGTAATAAAAGACAAGAACAATTAAATAAAATATTCCCTTACAAAAAATGAAAACATTAAATCTATTTATTGTTGAGTTAAAAAAAATCATTAAAGATACTATTACTACTGAAAGTGGTTTTGAGTTATATGTAGATTCTAAATTTGAAGGTGGAGAATTTGAACACAGAATTACTGAAGGTCCTGTAGTGTGTGCACCTATGAAATATAATACAGGTGTAAAAACAGGTGATACTATATACTTTCATCATCTTGTTGTAGTTAATAAAGGGCAAGCCTTAACTGGTGTAGACGATCATTATTTAATCCGATATGATGATGAACATACAATAAACAATCAAGCAATAGCTTACAAATCTAAAGATACTGGAGAAATAAAACCTTTAGCAGGATGGGCTTTATTAGAGCCTGTTGATGAGGACTTGGATATTAAGTCTGATGTTATAGAAATTGTTTCTTTAAAAAAACAATTACCCTCTAAAGGAAAAGTATCTTTTAATACTCCTTGGTTAAAAGAGTTAGGTGTATTTGCAGGTGATATTGTTGGATTTGGAAGGGATAGAGATTATCGTATAAAAATAGATGGTAAAGAATATTATCGCACTCGTGCGGAAGACTTAATGTATATTTTAAATTAAATAAAAATGTTTGACAAAGTAGAATTATGGGAAGAGCTTGAAACTAATGAATGCCTTTTAGCTGATGGATTAAATGAAGCTGTAGTTGGTATAAGTTATGGAGCAGAACCTAAAACAGTATATAGTGTTCATAGAATAATTGAAATCCTTATGGAGGATGGGATGGAGTGGGAAGAAGCCATTGAGCATTTTTCCTACAATATAGGTGGAGCTTATGTAGGTGAAAAAACCCCGATTTTTATTTATGATTTAGATGAGCAAAAGTAAATTTACTACTATATCTGCTTCTCAAAGACTTATGAAAAGTATGGAGGAAGCTATAGATAATATGATAGAAGAGATTAAGAAGCCTGTTGATCCAGAGATTAATGGTAGTGCAAGAAAGGCTGAACTTCAATCTATTAAACAAACTGCTACTGATTGTAAAGAGCTTATTATAGAAAGACAAAGATTAGATCAGATGGTAAAGGATTTAAAAACAAGCGGAGAAATAGGAAGTACACAAGACTATACTGGGGGGTTTGCTGAAAGATTCTCTAAGTAATGGGATACAAAGACCTTAAAAAACAAGCAGCTGCATCAAAACGTCATTATGAAGCTAATAAAGAAAAGATTATAAAAAGGTCTAAAGAGAGAAATATTAAGCAAAGAAATAAAAACAGGCTTTATGTAGAAAATATAAAAAAAGAATCAAGTTGTATTGATTGTGGAGAATCAAACCATCTTGTTTTAGATTTTGATCATATAGAAGACAATAAGCATAGATGTGTTTCTGATATGGTTTATGAATCTTACAGTATAAAAAGTATACAAAAAGAAATAGATAAATGTGAAGTAAGATGTTCTAATTGTCATAGGATAGTTACATATAATAGAAGGAATAATAATAGTAACTTGCAAGAGTTATGAGAGCTTTAAAAAAGAAAAGAAATTACAAGAAGGAGTATAAAAAATTTCAATCTTCTATTAAGGAGAAAAAAAATCGTGCTGCAAGAAATAAAAGGAGAAGGTATGCTGTCAAAAAGGGTAAAGTAAGAAAAGGTGATGGAAAAGATATTCATCATAAAGGGAATAAAATTAAAATAGAATCTAAATCTAAAAATAGAGGTAGAAAAGAAAGGTCTAGACTAAAAGGTTCTAAACGTAAATAAAATTATATATAATGAAATATTTTCTTATCCTCATGGCGGCTATATTATTAGCGTCATGTTCTGTGCAAAATAAACACAGACGATCTCAAGCACGTAAGTATAATCAATGTTGGTGTATAGATCCCTGGGGAGGTGCAGGAGAATGGTGTTGTGATGGTCCAACCCCAAAGTATATGTCTCCATATAAACATAAGTGGGGTTACGTTAAAGCAAAATTTTAATAAGATGGCGAAGTATAAATGTAGTTGTTCGGATCGCGAAGAAGAGATAAGTAAGGTGACAATATCGGTGAAAGACGGGAAAATAGTAAGTTCCGCTCAATGTCCTTGCGGTAAAACCATGGAGCTAGCACACCCTAAAACAGGATTTCCTTCTTTAGGTAGAATGAACCGTAACGGTAGTAGCTATTAATGAGTGTCTTATTAGACGTAAAAGACTATGAAGAACCTGCTGTCAAAATTTGTCCCAACGGTACGGAAGGTGAAATTATTGAACTCGGTGGGTTACTCATTTGTCTTCCAAAAAGGCCGCCTAAGAAAGAAATTTTCGGATATAAAGAATCAGACTCTGTGCAAATGTGGAGAAGGATATCTATGCCGAAAGAATTGTTTCGTATTCGTTCTATGGATGAGTGGGCGGAAATGCCAAGAGAGTTTAGAGAAAAGTTTCGTCCATATATCGAAGAAGAGTTTCGGCGTAGGCGTGAGGGTTTTTGGTTTTATAACAACGGTGCAGCTACATATATTACGGGGCGGCATTATATGATGCTACAATGGACTAAGCTAGATATTGGCTATCCATATTATTTAAATTTTCAACGTGAGATATTTTTACATATGGCTGCTTGCGAGACTGATACTCGTTGTATTGGTCAGCTTTATACTAAGTGTCGTCGTTCTGGCTACACCAATATATGTTCTGCTGTACTTGTTGATGAAGCTACACAAGTTAAAGATAAGCTTATGGGGATACAGTCAAAAACAGGTAAAGACGCCCAAGAAAACATTTTTATGAAGAAGGTGGTTTTTATGTTTAGAAACTATCCTTTTTTCTTTAAACCTATACAAGATGGAACAACTAACCCTCGTATGGAATTAGCTTTTAGAGAACCTTCAAAACGTATTACTAAAAAAAATAAAACAGCTCAAACAGGTGAAGCTCTTAACACTGTAATTAATTGGAAAAACACAACTAATAATGCATACGATGGTGAGAAATTACACATATTATATTTAGACGAAGCAGGAAAATGGGAAAAACCAACAGACATAAGAGACGCTTGGAGGATACAGAGGACTTGTTTGATCGTAGGGCGAAAAATCATAGGAAAAGCTCTAGTAGGAAGCACAGTAAATCCAATGGGAAAAGGAGGAAAAGAGTACAAGAGTTTATGGGAGGATTCGAATCCTTTAGAGAGGAACAAGAATGGGAGGACTAAAACAGGTTTATATAGATTGTTTATCTCAGCAGAAAATTCTCTTGAAGGATTCTTTGATTTGTATGGCAATCCTATTACTCAAGATCCAGAAGAAGCAGTAGAAGGCATAGATGGAGAAGAGATAACTATGGGTTCTAGAACGTATTTAAAAAATGAAAGATCTTCTTTAAAGAATAACGCTTCTGAAATGAATGAAGTTATACGTCAATTCCCATTTACTTCAGATGAGGCTTTTAGAGACAGTATAGAAGGTAGTGTATTTAATATTGGAAAAATATATGAGCAAATAGAACACAATGATGAACTTTTCCCAAATCCAGTAGTTACGGGTAATTTTATATGGAAAGGTGGGCAAAAAGATACAGAAGTTATATTTACTCCAGATCCAAATGGTAGATTTAAAATATCTTGGATGCCTCCTGTTGAATTTAGAAATAAAAAACTTCTGGTAAGTGGTAAAAAAATAGCGCCTAATTCAGATGTAGGTTGTGGCGGTGTCGACTCATATGATTTAGACGCTACTGTAGATGGTAGAGGGTCTAAAGGTGCTTTGCATTTATATAATAAATTTCATATGGAACATCCATCTAATATGTTTGTATTAGAGTATGCATCTAGACCACCACTTGCTAAAATATTTTATGAAGATGTTTTGATGGCAGCTGTTTTCTATGGCTACCCTATATTAATTGAGAACAATAAGTACGGTATTGCAAGATACTTTGAATCAAGAGGTTATGATGGCTATTTGTTAGACAGACCTAAACATTTAAAAACTGGTACAGCCAGGGTTAAAGTGAAAACAAAAGGTATCCCTTCAAACTCTCAAGACATAATTCAAGCTCATGCTCATGCTATAGAATCTTACATACATGATCATGTTGGAATCAATCATGAAGCTAATAAAGTTGGAAATATGTATTTCAATAATACTCTTGAAGACTGGATAGGTTATAAAATAGACAATAGAACTAAATTTGACCTTACTATTAGTTCTGGTTTAGCTTTACTTGCAGCTCAAAAAGTTAAAAAGAAAAAAGTCAGTAACTTTGATGAAAGGAAATTTTTTAGGCGATACAAAGTCTCTGGCTAATTTCCTATATTTGCAATATATACTCTCACCTTAATGAAACAATATAGCGGTAAAAAAAATTTTCCAGATCCACTTGCTTCTCAAGAAGAAAAAGAGAGTAAGGAGTATGGCCTAAGATATGCTAAGGCTATTGAATCTCAGTGGGGGAAAAGATCTGATAGTTCATCTTTATTTTCAAATAGATATACATTATTTAAAAGAAATAAAGAATACGCTAATGGTGTTCAAGATACTTCAATTTACAAAAGACTATTAAACAATCAAGATCCTAATTCTGGAGATGGTAGTTTAATGAATCTTGATTACACTCCTGTCCCTATTTTACCAAAATTTGTTCGAATTGTAGTAAATAAAATATTAGGCAGAAATCTTTATCCCAATTTAGAAGCAGTAGATCCTTTATCTTCTTCAGAAAAAAATAGAGATAAAAAAAGAATAGAAATTCAAGTAGCTTTAAAAAAGCAACTTATGGAATTTAAAGAAAAAACAGGAGCTACTATAGGTATGGATCCTGAATCTATTCCAGATAACGAAGCTGAAGCAGAAATATTTATTGGAGAGAATGTAAAAAGTGATGCTGAAATAGCAGCTCAGATTGCTACAGACATGACATTGTCTTGGAATAATTTTGATGATAATGTATTTAGAAGGTGTGTAAATGATTTAGCAACAAATGGTATAGCTGTAGTTAAAAGATCAAATGATCCTAACTATGGAATTAAAACACATTATGTAGAGCCTAAAGATTTTATTCATAGCGAAACAAATGATCCTAGTTTTGAAGACATTACTTATGGTGGTCATGTAAGAACTATGCCTATCCAAGAATTAAAAAGAATAGCTAGTGGTGAGCTTGAAGAAGAAGACTTTAAAAAGATAGCTAAAAAAACATCTGGTAAAACCAGCGGAAGTTTTACTTATGATGATAAGCTTGGTAGAAATATTTATGATTACGATGAGTATTCTGTTGAAGTATTAGAGTTTGAGTTTTTGTCAACTGATTGTATGCATTTTGAAGAAAAAGAAAATCGGTTTGGCAACAGGAACTTTTTTTATGAAGGGTTTGATTATAAAGAAAAAGCTGGAAGCGTTTTCGAAAGAAAGCCGCATAAAATGGAAATTGTAAATGTATATAAAGGTTACTTTATTATAGGTACAGACTATTTATTTGGGTATGGAAGAATGCATAATGTGCCTAAAAATATACATGATATAAGCAAGGCAAGGCTTTCGTATTCTGTTGTTGCTACTAATCTTACAGATATGATGCCAAAATCTATGGTTAACAGCTGTATAGGTTTTGCTGATATGTTACAATTAACTCACTTAAAGATTCAACAAGCTATTGCTAAAGCAAAGCCTGATGGTCTTATTATCGATATTGAAGGGTTAGAAAATGTACAGCTAGGAAAAGGTGGTGAATTGCAGCCATTGGAGTTGCATGATATATACGAGCAAACTGGTGTTTTTTATTACAGAAGTAAAAACCCTGAGGGAGGTTTTCAAAACCCACCAATACGTGAAATAGGTAATAGCATTAGAAATATTAATGAGCTTATTGGCCTATATAATCATTACTTAAGAATGATACGTGATACTACAGGAATCAATGAAGTTGTTGATGCTAGTACACCAAAGTCTGAAGCCTTAGTCGGAGTTAGAGAGCAAGCTATTGCTGCCTCTAATAATGCTACTTATGATGTTACAAATGCTTCTATGATTCTTTACAAGAATGTTTGTAACGATATAGTTAAGTGTTTACAGATTTTGCCGCAAGAATCTGTTATTATGGATGTTTACAAGAACGCTATTGGTGATACCAACATGAGTATTCTTTCTAGTTTTTCTAGATTGCCCATGTATAATTTTGGTGTCCAGGTTCAAAGAGATATGGATGATAAAGATCAAGCATATTTAGAGCAAGCTATACAAATATCTTTAGGTCAAAAAGAAATAGATCTTGAAGACGCTATGGCTATTAGAGAACTTAAAGATGTAAATCAAGCTGAAAGGTTGCTTATTGTTAGACGTAAAAAGAAAATGCAACAGCAACAAGCTATGATGATGCAGCAACAGCAAATGCAAGCTCAAATGGCTCAACAAACTAAAGCTATGGAGATGCAAATGGAAGGCCAAAAGATGCAAGCTGAAGCGCAAATGGAGGCACAAAAAATGCAATTAAAAGCTCAGATAGATGCTCAATTATCTACTATGAAACATGAGTTTAATAAAGAAATTGAAACTATTAGAGCTAAAGCTACATTAGGCTTTAAAGAAACTGATGATGAGTTTAAAGAAAAACTTGAAGTCCTTAAGGAGGATAGAAAAGATGAAAGAGTAGAAAAACAAGCGGTTCAACAGTCTAAGCTTATTTCTCAAAGAAAAGGAGATAGAACTGAATTGCAACAAGGGGGAGAGAACCCAATGAGAACAATGTTAATGAATATGAAAAATGGCTAGTAAAGTAAATTTAGACGTATCGGAAGTTTTAGATATAACTTGTCGTCAAGGAGATACATTTTCTCTTACACTTACCCTAAAGGATTCTTCAGGAACAGGTCTTACCTTGTCTACCTCAAATTACGCATTTGTTATGCAGGTTTGGCCATCTAATAAAAGAGGTTCAAATCCTTTAATTGCAACTACAGAAAAAGGTTTAAAAGGAAAGAATTTAAACACTCAAGAGCTTCCAGGTGGTGCTTATTTTGAAGCCTTTGTTGTTGACGATAGCGGAAATGTTACTATTACAGCTACAGCAGCTACTATGAGAAACGTGCCTTCAGGAAGACATGTATATGATCTTCAATATATTTTACCTACAGCTTCTGGTGTTGACACTCACACTACTGTTCTTCGTGGTTCCTTTGTTATTAATGAAGATGTAACTAAGACAAATAAAAAGTAATGAGCGTAAGCACAACAACTTCTCAGGGAAATACTGTAGACGTTTCAGTATCTGGTAGTAATACGATAAGCTTAACTCAATCATCAACTAGTATAAGCGTATCTACTCCAGCTATATCTAATATAGTTGTTACAGAAAAAGGCCCAAAAGGATCTACAGGTATTACAGGAGCTACAGGAGCTACAGGAGCTACAGGGCCTGCAGGCTCGTCATACGGTATTTCTTGTGTAGATGGAGATAATTCTGACGAAGAAAAAATAAGACTAACAGGTAGCGACTCATCTACAGATGACGTTGTACTTGAAGCTGGTACTGGATTAAGTATAGCTAGAAGTGGTGATAAAATTACTCTTACAAATACTGTATCAGATACAGATACTAACACTCAATTATCTACTGAAGAAGTTCAAGATATTGTTGGCGGCATGTTTAGCTCTAATACTGAAACTAGAGTTACAGCTACATATGTTGATGGAGGAGATGGGGCTGGTAAAATAAATGTGGTTGTTGATGATATGACAGCTAATGACAATACTCAACTATCTACAGAAGAGGTTCAAGATATTGCAGGGCCTTTAGTTGCTACTGGTGGAACTAAAACCAACATTGCAGTTACGTATGATGATGCTAGCGGTAACATGGATTTTGTTGTGGCTTCAGACTTAAATACTACAGGTAATGCTGGCACAGCTACTGCTTTGGCAACAGCTAGAGCTATTAATGGGGTTGATTTTGACGGTTCTGCTGCAATAACTGTTACAGCCGCAGGGTCTACTTTATCTGATACGGTGACGGTAGCTAAAGGTGGTACTGGATTAACAACAGTCGCAACAAATACAATATTGACGGGAAATGGGACTGGCGCTTTAACATCAAATGCTAACTTTTCTTTTGCAAACAGCCGTCTTGCTATTGGTGATGCTACAACAGATATTCAACCCTACGTACTCATGCGTAATGATGAAAATTCGTTAGAAATAGGCTTATCCAATACCGCTGATGACTTTGTAGTTGGATCAGCCGACGGAGACGTTGTTATAAACTCTGTTGGGGATCACAATGTTATTATAGGTCAAAATGATGTTCCAGCTTTAACAGTAGACACAAACGGTGATTCTAATTTTAACCGTAGATTCTCTCCCACTGGAAATACAGACGGAGAGCATGAAGGTGATGTGGTTTATTTTGGCTCAACTACTTCAATGACTCTTGGCAAAATATATCATTATAAATCTGATGGCACATGGGAATTAGCAAATGCAGATGATGCTTCTACATGTGATGGGTTATTAGCGATTGCTTTAGGTGCGGCATCAGATACAAATGGGATGCTTTTAAGAGGTATGGTGACTTTAGACCACGATCCTGGGACCATGGGAGATGTCTTGTATGTTCAATCCGACAACGCTGGAACGCCTGGAAACGCTACAGCTACAGCTCCTTCTGCAAATGGTGATTGTGTTCGTGTTGTAGGGTATCAAATTTATCATAACTCAGCTGGAAATATTTGGTTTAACCCAGACGGAACGTTTGTTGAAGTAACAGCGTAATGCCAACAGTAGTATTAAGACCTTCATCGGAAATTAGTTCAGGTAACTGGGATGACTCAGCAACTTCTGGATCATTTGATGTTGCGAAAATAAACGATTCTGACAATTCTACGTATGTAAATAATTCTACTCAAAACCAAAGTTTTATAGTTCATTTAGATGACACAAGCGGATTAAGTGGAGCTACGTTTAATAACTTCGTTGTCACAGCAATATTTCAAAAACATGGGGGGAGAGGAGCTGATGCTAGCTTTGAAGTAAAAATAGGTGACGCTTCATCAGTAACAACTTTTGGAAATATTAGTGATTCAGTTTTTGTTACAACAAACTCCTCTGCTACAACTATTAATGCTAATTCTATAAACTTTGGGGGTAGTGTTTCTGCTAGCGATGTAGATGACATGAGGCTTTCAGTAACTACTACTGACGGCACTCAAGTTAGAATTTTTGAACTCTATGTAACGGTAGATTACACAGCGGCGGCGACTGGATATACACACGATGTAATCGGCGTGGCTGCAGCTAGTATAGGAAAAATAAATACAGTAGCTACAGCTAACGTTGGTAAAATGAATAGCGTAGATTAATTAGTATATTTGAATTATGTCTTACTCAACAAATAAAACAACTAAAAAAAGAATAGATTCTCTTTTAGAAAAAAATTCTTTTTATCAATCATCTAATATGTGTGTTACAAATAGTAAAACAGTTAGAGAAAATATAAACAGACATTGTAGAGTGAACTTTATTAACCCTATAAAAGATATTGATGAAGTTTTTTATAAAACAATATCCGTAGGATCTTAACATGGCTAAAGTTGTAAAATATAAAAAAGGAGGTAAACTTTCTATAAGCAGTAAAACTGTGTCTGTAGATCCTCCACAAGGTTATCACTGGATGGAGGAACAAGGAAGATACTACCTTATGAAAGGTAGTTATAAGCCTCATCCTGGAGCTATAAAAAAAGCAAAATTTAAAACAGCAAATCACCCTAAAGGATAATGCCAAGGCCTCTTAAAAAAAATAATATTATGAAGAAAGGTGGTAGCACAAAAGATGCGTGTTATCACAAAGTAAAAGCTAGATATAAAGTATGGCCTTCTGCTTATGCATCTGGTGCTTTAGCTAAATGTAGAAAAGTAGGTGCTGCTAATTGGGGCAATAAAAGCAAAAAGTAATGGCTGTACGCAAAACAAAAAAAGGCCTTGCGTTAAAAAGATGGTTTAAAGAAAAATGGAGAACACCTAGAGGAAAGAAAAAATATAAAGGCAAGGATAGAACTTTTAGACCTACAGTTCGTGTGTCAAAAAAAACACCTTCAACATGGTCTGAGTTAAGTCCTTCAGAAAAGGCTAGAGCTGCAAAAGAAAAACGAACAAAAGGAAGAGTGTCTAGATATAAGGTCAAGAAAAAGACAAAGAAATAATAAGTATATTTGCATATAAATAACTATTAATTATGGCAACAACAACTGCAACATTAACACTTTCGAGCGCTGACCTAACTGGTGACGCTCTATCGTTGTCTACAACGGCAACACTAACTAAAGCTGG